TTGCATTACTGCTTCTGTGTACCCAACATATATTGGTGTTTCAGGTGAAATTAAAAATACAAGTTTAGGTAATACTAAAATTGCAAATACGCACATCAACGCAATCCAACGCCTTGTGTGTTTTGTAAATCCATCTTCTACTGCTCTTGCTTTATCTGTTTGTACAGCTGCAAATTCTGCTCGTTGCATGAGCATTTTTTGTTTTTCTGCCTCATCTTTCCCTTTCTGAGCCATGATGGAAAGTATTCCACCAAGGACAGTTGAACCAGCCATACTTATAAGTTCCATTGGTATCATTTCGTACTCTCCTGTTGTTGTCGTTTTCTATCGTTTTCTTCTTTTATATAGTTAATTAACATGGTAACATATATATCTCGTTCCCATGGTATCATATTTTCAATTTCTTCTAATCTATATTTATGATGTTGCATAAGTGCAAAATTCGTTTCATAGCATGCCTCTAGGCTGTTGTGGGAGAGGCATATTGAAAAAAATCATTTAGTCCCCTAAATGTCACCTTACTTTTCACTTTTGTTTTAGGATTCTCAACCTCCACTTCATGTTTTAATTGAGGCATTGTATCAAAAAACTTTTTAATCTCAACAAAAGATTGTTGATTCAGATTTTCAAAAAACTCATCAAGTTCTTCTTTTGTGCTATCTTTCGCTGGATATATCTTTTCCCCCTCAAAAATATGGTCAACGCAAGATACTAATACATTAAAAACATCTTCCGTTTTCATATCATCAAGATTAAAATCAACCTTTGATATATCTAGTGTGGGATAACTAAAAACAACCCCTAATTTCCTATCCTCATCCACAATAACTCTATTATTATGTTCATCATCCACATGAACCTCTACCTTACTAATATCTACTTCAATCTTAGTATATGTATTTTTATCATCTGGACATAATATTCTAAATTCAGCAATCTCACCTACTGATTTTGCTCTTATCTGTAAGAAAATATACTCTATATCAAATAGAGGTAATTTTCTAGCATTCAATTTATTAAATGTACATGTATTAATAATTTCACATACTGCATTAATAATTTGTTTCTGTTCTGCTGATTCACCAGCAATCATTAATATTTTTTCTTCTTTGACTGTAAATGGTCTAAACGCAACAATTTCATCTTTTGATGGTAAAGTCAATTCATAAGTCGGCATTTCTACTTTTGGTAAAGCCATAATATCCTCGTTTTGTTATTATAAAAATGGTGGAAATATTCTTCCGCCTGTTAAATCTCCTATTGGTATTCTTCGTTTTAAATCTCCTAAAACTCCTCTTCCTGCTCTTCTTAATTCTGGTGGTAATAGATTCAAAAATCCACCTAATAAACCACCCCCCATGTTTATTCTGCCGGGTTCATCTTCTATACTCCTATCAAATCCACCATCACCTAATCCTACATCAGCAGTTTTAGTAATAAAATAGTTTTGCCAAAATCTGTATTTAAATGTTACAGTAAATTCTAAAATGTTATTGTTATCATAAGATAATGCTGGTGCCCCTATACTTGTAGGATAACAATCATATAGTTTAACAGCATGTGTCATATCATCCCTTGCATGTGGGTCTTCTGATGAACCGGCACTATTTGCAAATTGTCCCAAATTAAATAAATCTACATCATTGACATAATTATCATAAAATTCATAATTATTAGATAGATTATTAATTGCAGCTTTTTGCCATAATTCAAAATATTGTCTTTCTCTTAAATATTTATCTGCATAGAATGTTGCTTGTAAATCACCATATGTGTGGTCGGTAACAATATGTCTTGGAGCACCTGGTCCATTTATAATCGGTGTTGTTGTCATTGTTCTATCAGGCATTGTTATTGCCTTACAAAATGCATTTACACGCCTACCATCCTTTGCCTGTACTTTAGATAAAAGTTCAGATGTTGCAAAACCTTTAGTTTCCACAGGTAGACCATCTTCATTTAAAAAGTTATCAAATTCTTCATCTGAACCCATTATAGGTCCTTTTATACCTCCTGGTAATGTAAATGAGGCATAAAATCTACCACTTCTTGCCAGACCTTCACCTTGCATTATGTATTGGAGCATTTGATTTATTATTGCTGGTTGTGTTGCTGATAAATTAGGATTATCTGGTGCTTGTCCACCTTCTATATCTGCAAATCTTGGGTCAAAATTAATATTATCTAATGATGTATCTCTAGGTACACCTATTCTAATATCTGAACCAAATATCTTAACCCCACCTCTAAAAATCGCTATGATGTCCCTCCTGATGAAAGTTCTTGTTTCCACCACATTCTAGCTGTAATTAAATTATACATTTTTATCCTCTACTTTGTCCGTAAACATAACTTGCACTCCTTTTGCGGAATTGTTGAACAGGTAAATAAACTGCTGTTGGAGCATCCTGTGTATCAATTCTCATAAAACCTGACCTAACATGTGAATATAAATATTTCTTAATTGTTGTTTTTACTCTAGAAAGACCTGCTACTCTTTGATAACTTACATCTAATCTTGTTGTACTATCAAATTTACTATTTGTTGCAAATCCTTGTAATTGATTTAACAATCTAAATCGTATCATGGGTGATAGATAATGAAAATTCATACCTACAAACCCACCTCTAAATCCTTCTAATGGTAACACTAAAGGAAAAGTATCATAATATGGTAATTTTTCTTTAGTCTTAGGGTCATAAAAAAATAAATTTAATCTGCCCAATGAAGGTCTAGCATTAATTCTACCTTGATTATATAATTTTCTAGCAGTTATTCTGTCACCTAAGCTAGCAACGGCATTTCTATACCATGTTGCTGACTTTCTGACACCACCTGTCTTATTACTAATTTTATCGAATATACTATTTGCCATAATACTATTTATACAGAAAAGGGCATACCTATTACTAGATATGCCCTAAAGTTTACGACAGCGGAGAGAGATTACCTCTATTCTTCTGCTAACTTACTAAAATAATCAAGTGTATCATCACTTTCACTAGCAGACGCTATAGGGGCGCTATCACTACTTTTAACAGTACCGGCAGATGTGGATGGGAGGTCTACATGTTCTACCGTGTCTGTAATCTTAGAACCTGTAATTACTCGGTGAAGTTTCTCTTTGAGTTCCTCATACGATTTAAAATTACTTGCCTCTAAGAATGGTTTAAGAAGATATTGCTTTTTCCATATTGCTTTGATGTTATCATCATTATCAGCAATAGCAGAAGTACCTTCAAATTCTGACTTATCATAATTCCAGAATCCATCAACCTTTCTGATTTTTAATTTGAAATTAGCACCTTTCCAAAAGTCAAATGGATTTATTGGTGATTCATCTTCAAATGCTGGTTGCATTGCTTCTGTTATTTTATCAAAGATTTTCTTACCGAAACGGAACAAGAATATTTTACCTTCATTTTCTGGATGTGCTGGGTCACTAACAATAAGAATGTTAGAATAGTAGGAAAGTTTTCTCTTACGATTTCTAGCAACCTGTTTATCAGATTCAGCACCTGTGTTCCATAATCTTGTGTTTTCTTCTGACACCGGGTCTTTATTACCCAATGTTGTTAAACTATTTTCAATATACCAACCGCCTGGTCCTTGAAATGCATGTGACCAAATTCTTACCCATGGCATATCTTCCTTTTCACTTGCTGGTAAAAATCTAAGTACTGCATAACCATTACCAGTTTTATCTAGCTCTGGTTTCCACAACCTTTCATCTTGATATTTGTTTTTGTTTTTTGAATCCTCAGGATTGAGGTTTTCTTCTAGCGCTTTTGTTAGTTTATCAAAACCACTAGCCGATGTTTTTAATGTATCGAAGTCCATATTTTTTCTCCATATTTTCGTATTATTGTATTGTCTATATTTTCGTATCGTAGCAATGCTACAATACTATTTATAATAGTTTAATCACCATTATACATCTTTTTTGGATGTTTGTCAAGTCTGGTTGATATCATCTAACCTTTCCTTAAATGTATCATATGTAATATATTCAACATTTTTGTTGTTTCTCCACAAGTCAATAACACAATTAATATCATCACTTGTACCTACTGGTTTCTCATTTACCTTTATAAATTTAATATCTCTATATTCTGTAAATAAAGCACCCCATTGTATCATCCAATTTTCTGCTGGTGTTCTACCATTTCCTTCTGGAACATAATGTTTTGTTCCTTTGTAAAGATTATTTACTAAATGATTATAACTCCACAAATCATGTCCTATTAAATAAACTTCTTCTAAATCTACTATTTGTTCTACTGCAATTCTACCACTTGTAGGACCAGCAGCCCAACCTAAATCTTTTTTATAATTCTCTATTAAATCGGTAATATTGTTTGAATAATCTGGTTTATTCATCCAACTGATATTTATTGATGAATGGTTTACTTGTTGTTGTATAACTTCTTTTGTTTTACCTTTTGCCTTACCACTTTTAATAATACTTGCAAGACCTGATAAATTAGAACCATGAAATACAAATTCATCAGCATTTGTTCTTTTGTTTTCAATATGTTTATCATAATATTCTTTTATTTCATCTCTTGTTATTTTATCTATACTACCATATATCATCATATCATAATGCATAGCAGGAACTTTTGTCCAATCTCTAAACCATACCTCATTCTTCTGACAATAACCACTATTGTATATCTCATGACAAATACCATGGTCTACTGCTACTAATACATCAGGTGTAAAATCTCTATACAAAGCATTACACCCATATATTTTACCATGTGGTCTTAATTGTTCTAAATCAAAACCTTTTCTACCTTCACCATTACCTATACAAAATGCTTTATTCATCACTTATAACGCCACCTTAATATATGTATCATAAATTACTAAATACCAATATAATGTGTGATAATGTATAATACCTATAAGTAGTATTAGTGAACCAATCATATTTACTGTAATCAATGCCCAATCTTTCCACATAATACCTACAATTAACCAACCTGATATACCTATAAATTGAAAGTACATATTATATGGATACATGTTCATTGCTGTTGTAGCTGCACCAAATATTAATAATATACTTGCAACCCATTTTATATACCAATCTAAAAGATGTACTTCTCTATGTACCATTTTTTAAACTCCTGGTTTTTTTCAAATTCTTCATCCAATTCTTCCATTTCTACTTCACCATTTCTGATACAATCTGCTAACAATTGATATTTTTCATCTTTTGTATATTCTCTTACTTTTAAAAACTCATCACTCATAAAAAACCTCCTTCATTATTATTTTTGTTTCTGTTTCATTAAATGCCAAAAACGGTTTAAATTTCATTACCTTTTTATAAAAATTTGGCCATACAATCTTATCTGTTATTTTTTTATTCCAATCTTTTATAAAATTCAAATGATAATCCATAATTATTAATGTTTCTGTACTAATCTTATTTCCAATACAATGTCGTAAAAGTATTGGATGCTGGCCATCACGAACAGTAATAACATCGGTGGGCATAATATTGTCCACATCAATAATAGAGCGTATTCTTCCACAATCATCTTTGAAGTAATAGCTACTCGCACCTTTTCGTTTTTTGTATTGTAAATATGTATCATGACTATCTTGTTCTAATAAACTACCGGACCATGCCTTATTTTTTTTAAGAAAATTTGCAATCATAAAATCATCTATTTCATCTTTATTATACTTTACACTTAGTTTGTGAAACATATATCTATCATTTCTTTTTGTAAATGTTTCTAACTTCGTATGTATCATACCACTATGTTCTGTATAATCATACTTGTCTGTGGTAAAATGTAATTTGTATGCTAAGTATTTTCTATAAACTGCAAAGCCGTCATACGGTTCATTCATAAAGGTAAAGTCCCACCCTTTTCAATTAAATTTAAACCTTGTGCTTCTATTGTTATTTTTTCTTTTAAACTTTTAGATATGTACTTACCTACTTCGGCAGGGTCTATTGTATTTTTATCACAATAAAAAAGAATAGCATCCATGTAGGACATGTCTCCGTTTTCTCTTTTGATTTCTTCAATCTTTAATGAAAATTGTTTTGAGTTCATAATAAAAATTCATGGGTATCATTTCTGGTGCCGAGCATGATACCGAGCTCCGGCACTTCGAGTGGTAGAGTGCCTTAACTAACTACTTTCTTTTCTTCCTCTTGTAATTCTGGATTAACCTTGTCATAAAAAGTTTGAATTGCTTTTTGTAATTCTTCTTCATAATCTTTAGGTTCTTTTACAAAAGATTTCATTGAACCATCTTCAGCAGCCATTAATATGACTATCTGTTCTATTGGTTCATTATATGTTTCAGCATACATCATTGCATATGCTGTACATTGTAGAAAATAGTTATCGACCCATTCTTCTATTCTTTCTTTGTTTGCCGTTTTGAAATCAATAACTGATAGTTTACCGTTAAATTCTCCTACACAATCTACTTGACCTGCAATGGTCAAATTCGGACTGTACATAATTTCTTCTACTAATCTTATATTATTAATCTGGTCTAGATAGGGTTTCATTAATTTAAATAACCCTAGTGGTAGGACATCCCTTATGGATGGTGTTTCGTTGTTCATATATTGTTCAACTAATGTATGTAGAGATTTACCTCTATTTGCACATCTTCGCATTTCCCAATTAGCAACATTTTCACCAATTGATTTACGCCATTTTGTAAGTCCTTCAGTTTTTCTTAAACTTAAAACTGATGTAACTGATGGATAGTTTTTACCATCTATTTCATAAAATCTGTGTCCATTAATTCTTCTACCTTGTGTTTTAGGTAGTATCTTTTTATCAATATCTGTATGTATAAATTTCATATTTTAACCTGTTATATTGTATTCATATATTATATACCAACCAGCATGTTTTGTCAATGCTGGTTGATACTATTTATTATTCTGGATAAACTGAAGGTCCTCTTACCGAAGATTTTGTAAATTCTGGATAAGCATCCAATCCACACTCGGAGATATCAACTCCAACCTCTTCTTCTTCTTCTGTTACTCTTAAACCGAATAACATTTTAATTATATACCAGAATATTAGACTTGTTATAAATGTCCATGCAAATATAACTACTGTTCCATATAACTGTGATTCTATTGAACCACTTGTAAATGAAACTGCTAATAATCCCCAAATACCTGCTGTACCATGTGCTGATATAGCACCAACCGGGTCATCTAATCTCATTCTATCTAACATAACGATAGAGAAGACCACTATTAATCCACCGACTGCACCTATTAATAATGCAAGTCCTGGTGTTGGAGCTAGAGGTTCTGCTGTTATTGATACAAGACCACCAATCGCACCATTCAATGCCATTGTTAAATCTGACCTACCAAACATTACTTTTGATACAATCAATGCACCCATAACACCACCTGCAGCTGCCAAGTTAGTATTTACAAATATCATAGATACAGCATTAGCATCCACTACATTTGAAACAACTAATTGAGAACCACCATTAAATCCAAACCATCCTAACCATAGAATGAATGTACCTAATGTTGCTAATGGTAAATTAGCACCTGGCATAGCATGTACTTTGCCATCACTTGTGTATTTACCTTTTCTAGAACCTAGTATTAAAACTCCAGCAAGAGCAGCTGTTGCACCACATAAATGTACAACTCCTGAACCTGCAAAATCTAAAAATCCTGCTTCATCTAGAAATCCACCACCCCATTTCCAATAACCTTGTACTGGATAAATGATACTTGTCATCACTACACAAAATAGTAGAAATGGCCATAGTTTCATTCGTTCTGCAACTGCACCCGATATGATTGAACAGGCTGTTGCTACAAATACAACTTGAAAGAAATGGTCTGCTATACCTGAATAGTAAACATCACCACCACTTTTTAAAACTGTTTCTGTTGTATTGTCTGCACCCAAGAAAAATGATAAGTCTGGTATTACACCTGAGCCACCACCTGGGTACATAAGATTATATCCCACTATCATGAACATTATACATGATATAGAATATAGTGCTATATTTTTAGTAAGGATTTCAACTGTGTTTCTTGCTCGGACTAAACCTGATTCTAACATTGTAAAACCAGCAGCCATCCACATCACAAAGGCACCCATTACTAGAAAATAAAATGTGTCTAGAGCATAAGATAGCTCTATTACTGTATTTTCCA